AGTGTTGGCCGAGCATCTGTTGCAGCTGGGAAAGCTCCTGCATGGGCATGCCGCGCTGACGAAGGGCGTTCGCAATTTGGTTCTGCTGGGACGCCATGTTGTTGCGGAAGACAGAGTCCCCGGCCTGCTGGCCCATCATCTGGGCGCTGTTCATGGCCGAGCCGTAGGCGTCGTTGCGCGCGAAGTTGAGGTCCTGCATCGAATTCTTCGCGGCTTCAGAGTTGGGGTCCAGGCCCTGGTTGAGGAGCTGGGTCCGGTTGGCCTCCATGCGCCTGTCCCACTGTGGGTCCAGGCGGGAGGTGGCTTGGTTATAACTGGCGTCTATTGCCTGCTGTCGGGCCTGGTCCCCGGTGCCGACTGTCCCGAATTGGCTCCAGTCCATTGCCTGGCCCAACCCGGCGGCCTGCTGCTGTAGGCCCGTGGCTGCTTGTCCGAGGCCGCCAGTAAATTGCTGAGAGACACTCCCGTCCTCGTTGAATGTCTGGGACGCGAAGGGGTTGGAGGTGTTTTTGCGGTTGTTGGCCGTCTGCTGCTGGGCCGCGTTGGTGATGCCCGTTTGCAGGGCCTTGTAGTCCATCGGTGGTGGAGCCGCGCCGCCCATGTCTAAGCCGCCTTTGCCTTGGAGGAGAGGAATCGGCACTCTTCGCGCCGCATTTCGAAATGGAGAAGGTCCACGCCCGGGGCCCAGCCGTCGGCAATGCGGTGTGTTTCCCGCATTCCCACCTTTCGGGCGAAGTTGAGGCTTGGGGCGTTGTTGGCCGGGACGACGCCCAGCACCACGCCCACGGCCAGTTGCTCGAAGGGGTACTGGAAGGCCGGGCCCAGAAGGGAGCGGGCGGCGGCGCCCGACGCCAGCGCCACGTGCATCTGGACGGAGTTGGGCGTCCAGCAGTCATACCCAACCATTCCGCGGATGGCCCCGCTCGAGTCGTGCGCGACAATGGCCTTGAAGCCCAGCGTCGGCACCCAGGAGATGCGGGCGAAGAGCCAGCGGCAGTCTTCCTTGGTGGCGGCGCTCACTTTCATAGGAAGCCGCCTTCCGTGTAGCCAACACTGAAGCCAACCAGGATGGTTCTGTCTGCGGAGGCGCCTCTCCACGCAATGGCCGCATTGACGCCCATGCCCACGGCCCCGCGGACTTCCATGGAAGGGGTGTATTCGCCGCCCCAGGTGAAGGTGCCCCAGACGCCCGTGCCCCAGGCCCCAGCGCCGCCGGAGCCAGAGAGGCTCACCGTCGCAAGCTCTGACTGGTCAAAGTCATATTTGGCCGCCACCTCGTAGCTGGGGGTGCTGGACTGGCCAATGAAGAGGGGGCGGATGAGCTGCACCTGCTTGTAGTTGGGGTTCTGCAAGTCGGTGAAGGCGGTAAGGCCCGCGTACTGAATTGCCGTGAAGCCCTCGGGGTCCGCCAAGGTGACGTTGTCGCGGTAGCCGTCGTTGATGCACACCCGGCCGTCGACAGTGCCGAAGTGCATTTTCCCGTCAAAGACGTTGGACGAGTAGATGGGCAAGTCCCGCAGCCGACTCCAGCTGCGCCCGGAAAGAGACATGGCCAGCTGTGTGGTGGCGGTGCCTTCTGCCTCGGGCACGGTGACAATGATGGCCGCCTCTTCGGGGTGGAGGCGCATCGTCCAGCCGGCAATGGTGGCTTTCGTCAGCATGGCCGTGTTGAAGAGGCTCGAGATTTTGGCGGTAGCGTGCGCGTCGGTGGAGATTGTCTGGCCATCGGCGAGCTGGCGCATGGGGATAAGGCCGGCACGGGTGGCAAGCCAAAGGTCCCCGCTGAAGTCTGTCGCCAAGTCTCTTCCCGCGGGCATGCTGCCGACGTTGAAGACGCCGTCCATTCCAAACGTGGTGGCGCTCGCGGGGTCCGTCCCCTTGTAAATGCAGACGTCGCCGCCCGTGGAGACGACAACGAGCGCGTCGTCCAGGCTGCTGCCGCCGTCGTAAGTCCAGTTCCAGCATCCGACGAGCGGGCCGCCCGCCTTCAGCTTGAAACCCAAGTCCAGCGCGTTGGCCTCGCCGTACAGGGAGCCCGCGGCCGTGTACCAAAGCTTGGCCGTGTTGGCCTCGACGTGAAACACCCGGCCCTTGAAGACGGTGCCAAAGACCAAATTGGCCGGGTTAACGCCCTCTATTTGAGAGCCAGCGGTGGTGCCCTCGGTGACGGCCGCCCAGGTCCCGGTGCTCTCCGTGTAGACGTGCAACCCATTCACTTCGTCCCAGTAGAGGAGGAAGTGGCCAGCGCTCGTCACCTGGACGTGGCAGACGCCATGCCCGGCCCGCCCGCCGACACTCGCGAAGGCGAGCACCTGGGTGGGCACCACGTTGTTGGGGAAGTGCCGCCACGTCACCGTCCCATCGACAATGGCCGACGACACGGAGACCCAATTCCAAACCACGGTGCCGTCCGCAATTCCGGCCGTGGTGCCAGTGGGCCCGGCGTCTGACGTTCCGCCCGTGGTGGCGATGTAGACATTGAAGTCATTCACCACGCGGGCGTTGAGTGCGTAAACGGTTGCCGTCGCCCAGACAGAAGGCAGCGCCGTGCTTCCTGATGTGCCCGCCACCTTGGCCAGGAACGTCGTGCTCGAGGCCGTGACTCCGGCCCCCAGCGCGTAGGCCGTGGTGCTGGCCCAGGCCGAGACGACAGCCCCCGAGCTCGTCACGTCCCAAATTCCGGAGGAGGTGCAGGCGAAGACTTTGTTCTGCGCGCCGTTCGCCGCCGAGCCGGTGAAAGGGAGCGTGCTGCGCACATAGTTGTCGCCGGCCCCGGTGAGTCCCGTCACCCACTCCCGGTAGCCCAGCCGCACCCGCAGGCCGTTGTCCGAGCGGACCATGTTGAAGAGCTGCACGGCGTCCGTCGGTGGCATCTCCATGCCCGACGCGATGGTGTTGAGGCCCCCAATGGGCGCAGGCATCCGCCCCTTCTTCATGGCGGGGAGTGGCACCGGCTTTTGGCGGCGCACGGACGCAAACACTAGAGCCCCCATCCGGTGTCGGGTGGGTGCACGTTGAAGAGGAAGCGCTCGGCGCTGCCGACAACGGACAGGGGCGGGGCGGCCCCGTCGGAGCCCGCGACTTCGCTCCACGCCATGCGGAACTCGTCCTCGGCGTGCCCCGTTGGAAGCTCCTTGTTCCGCTTCCACGCCAACCGGAGCGCAGCGGAAATGAGCGACTCGTCAAACCAAAGGACGTCGGTGGTTGCTGTCGGCGCGTCCAGCGTTGGGACTGTCTGTCCCGTCGGCAGCACCCAATACTTGGTTATGTACTCGTAATAGATGGCCTGTATGGCCGTGGGCGTTGGGTAGATGTGGAGCAGGTTTCCCCAGACGCGAAAGGGCACCGTCACCAGCCCCGTGGCCGTGCGCGCCTTGAGGGTTTGCCAGTCCTGCCCGCCCACCGGGGGCGTCAGTGGGCTTGTCGTCGTGCGGTTCCACTGGGTTTGGTCCTTCATCCGCGCATAGCCAGTCGGCAGAACGTAGGACGCGGTGCTGGCCGCGGTGTTGAAGGTGTATTCGCGGGTCAGCTGTGTCCAGTCTCGGGCGCGCACCAACTCCCGGCCGACTCGTTTCAGGAGCCGGCGCAGGAGGATGATGTTTTTGTCTGTGGACGTGAATGGGTTGGCAATGTCCTCGAACACAAGCCCGAGCTCCACGGCAGCGTCATTGAGGACTGCGAGTGCCGTGGGCGTATCCAAGACAACCTCTTAGGCAAAGGTGAGCTTCAAGACGGCCGTCACGGCACCGTTGGCCGACACCTGGACGAGGTTGGTTTCCGCGGCCGTGTTGGTGACGATGAAGCGGAAGTGCCCCGCCGTGGTGGTGGTAATCCACGCCACGTTCTCCCCGGTGGCCGGGTTGACGGCCTTAATGAGCGTCCCGGGGTTGGCGCCGGCCCCAATGGACAAGTCCCCCTCGTTGGCGGTGACGGCCAGAGAGCGCACCAGCACCTCACGGGCGGTGGCTGCGTCCAGGCCAGCCATGTCCTCCACCTGTCCTTCCACCTCGATGGTGTTGGCCCCGCCATTCTCGGCCTCGGCGGTGAGGGTAATTTTCAGAATGCTGGCCTTGGTGGCCGCCGCGTTGGCGACGATGACGGTAGCGTCTAAGTCCGTGCGCAGGGTGGCCGCGCTAGAAACGTCGTCGTCCGCGGATATCTCTGGATAGGCGAGCTGGCAGGTGGCGAAGCCGGCGACAGTCGCCGCCCGAGAGATGGCGCCAGAGATTTTGTCCCCAGTCACCACTGCGTCATCCAGCGCGCCCGCCGTGGCAGTCAGGTACAGCGGGAGGTCCGCGGCAACCGTGGCGGCAGCGACGGGGACGGCTCCAAAAACGCAGTACCAACCCCACTGCCCGTCAATATTGGCGGACATCGCCACCGCGCCGGGCCCGGTGGAGGTGGCCCCACCGTGGACCGCGCGGACGGTGGCGCCCGTCTTGAGGTTGTAACAAACGAAGTCGCCCGGGACTGTCGAGGCGACTCCGGCCAGGTATAGGAATTTGGCTGCCCCGTAGTTGAAGTCCTTGGCGAGGGCCTGTGTCCCAATCGCGTGGTGCTGGGTGGTGGTGGTTTCGGCGATGGGGCGCAAGCCCGCCACCGCGCCCTCGAGTTGGAAGTTGATGCCTGTGGGGTAAGCCATGGGTTCTCCGGACTACGCGGTTTGGGCCTGCTTGGTTCTCTTGGGTGCCGGGGCTGCTTCGTCTCGCTCGGCGTAGCGGGCGGCCATGTCAGCAACCTGGTTTTCCAGCGCTCGGATTTTGCTGTCCCTGGCCTGGAGCTCCGCGGCGAGCTTCGTGGCGGTGGATGCGTCCTTGGCCTTGGCGAGCCACGCTTGCGCGGCGTTGCGGAGCGTCAGGTAGCCGTGGCCCATCTGGTGGCAGCCGTCGTCCGTGACTTCCACGAATTGCTCCAGCGTCCGGATGCCTCGGAAATTGAGAAGTGCGGCTTGGCTTGCGGCGAGCGGCGTCCACTCCTTGAGCGGGGTGCCAGTCAGCGCCTCGGAGGCGCCCTCTTTCCAGGCGCGGTACAGCTGCGGGTAGGTGGCCCGGTCTTCCCTGGTGACTTCGCGGTGGACGATGGAGAGCGGGTCATTGGGGGAGCGGATTTCAATAAACTCGACGTCTCGGAAGACAGGCCGGCCCTCCTCTGCAGACTTCGCCTCGTCCATAATTCCCTGGAACTCGAAGCGGACCAGCATCCCCTTGGCGGCTTCGTCCGGGCCCGAGCCCGTCACCTGCTGCCACAGCTCTCTGCTTGCGGTGAGGTTCATTCACTGCCTCTTTGGGTGTCTTGGGTGGAACTGCTGGCCCTCCCCGCCACCCAAGGACAGGAGAGGGCCGTCTTTGAGTCCGTTAAGTGGCGTTCATGTCCGCAACAACCGGGTACGTCGTCATGTTGACGACGCATGTCGCGGTGTCGGTGGTGGATGAAATAATCATCCCCACGATTGCATCGCCCGCCAGGACGGCGTCATCAATCATTCCGGCCGTTCCGCAGATGTACGCTTGGGTTCCGTCCACAATCGTGGTGTTGCTGGTGGCAACGCCACGTCCGAGGATTTGAAACCAGCCGTAGTTGGACGCGACGCAGGCGCCGAGGGCAACGGCGCACGCGCCCGTGAGGCCTCCCACCGAGCGCACGCAGAGGTAATTGTCATTGAAGACAACAATGTCCCCGCGAACGATAGATGCGCAGCCCTCAAGGTAGACAAACTCTGCGTACCCATAGTCCGTGCTTCCTGTGTCGACGGCCTTGCAGCGCCGGCCCAGCTTGTGGAGCTGCGTGGTTCCGAAAGTGGTGAGTGCTTCAATTCCCGCGGGCTCTGTGACTGCCCACGTTCCTGCTGTTTTGGCTGCCATGGCGTTTGCCTCACTTCAAAAGGGGTTGGTTTCAAGAAAGAGCCGCCCGTTTCCGAGCGGCCCCTGTGCTTCGACTACGCGCCGTTGAGTCGGCCCTGAACTGCGCAGTTGCTGCACGTCAGGTTGCCGGCGAAGCCCAGCGTGGAGGACACGACGTCCTGGTTGTTGGGGCTGCGCTTCTCGGGCTCCAGCGGTGCGAAGTTGAGCCCTTCGAACGGACGCCAAGAGATGAAGTCCGTGTTGAGGAAGAGCATGTGTGTCGCCGTGAGCCCGCCCGTGTTGTTGTCCAGCACGACGTCGGCCCCGATGAACTTGAGCGATGTGAAGCCCGCCTCGCCCATCTTGGGGTTGGTAATCTGTTGAATCAGCTGCAGGCCCTTGTTGAAGAACCCGTAGGCGGTGGCGCCGGCCAGAATCAGGTTGGTGTGGTCTGTTCCGCGGCTGCAGGCGATGTAGAGGTCCGTCATGGTGGCCGCTGCGTTGGCCGCCGTCAGCGTCACGGTCGTAATTTGCGGACGCCAGAACTCGTTGCCCGCCGTGGCGCGGTTGATGCCGGCGTAGGTGCCCGACGTCACCGTGGTGGGGAGCATCAGCAGGAAGCCGGTAATGGACTTCGAGCTGGAGCCCGTGCCGTCTCCGTGCATGGAGGTGGCGACGGTGTTTTTCATGTTGCGGCGAAGGTTCTTCATCTTCGTGGTGACGAGGTCAATCAGCTTGCCCTTGCCGCTGTTCTGAATCCGCTCGAGGCCGTTGACGGAGACGGTGCCCACCAGCTGCTTGATGGCGTATTCCGCCGCCGTGGCGTGCTCGGTAGAGCCCACTGCGTACGTCTCAGAACCGGAGATAAATTGGACGTTGGTGTTTGTCCCGTAGTCCAGGCCTTCGCGGATGGTAACGCCGCCGTCGAAGGTGCGGATGTTGCCCTTCTCTTCCATCTTCATCAGGGCCGCGTTGCCCAGAGAGATGTTGTCCGCTAGGTCTTTGCCGGTGTTGTACGTCGAGAGTGTCAGAAGTTCTGAAGTGCCGGGCGCCATGGAGTGGCCTCGTGGTGGAAGTGGTTCCTGGTCGCGAGCCTTCTGCGCGTGGACGGCGTCGCCGTTCGCTCACGCCCCGCTCGCAAGAAGGGGGCAACCTCACTTCTCAACCCGAGTGGGCCCGAGGGCTCCCGGTGCTACACGCCGCCAAAGACGGTGTCATAAGCCGCTTCAACTCTTTCTCTGTCCGTCTTGGGCGTCCTCAGAGACGAGGCCCCGGTGCTGGGTGCTGACTTGACGGAAGAGGCCGCAAGTTTGGCCTGCTGCGTGGAGGCGTTGGTCGCCTTCGCCCGCTCGGCGTCTGCTCGCTTCTGCATAATAGCGCGGGTTGCAGGGTGGGCCCAAGCCGCCTCCGCGTAGGCGTCTTTGAGGGGTAGTTTGCTGTCGGCACGGAGCAACGCCGCAATGCGCGACTGGATGGCCTGGCCGTGCTCCTCGTGGAGCATGAATTCATTGGCCGCGTCTTGGGAGAAGGCCGTCACCTCTTGCTCGAAGTGAGCCTGGAGCTTCTGCTGCTCGTTCTGTTGCTGCTCCTGTCGCCACTCCTGTTTGGCCCGCTGGATGATGGCTTCGGGGCTCAGCGTCTGCTGCTGGGGCTGCGCCTGTTCTGCCTCTCCGTGGAGGTGGGCGTTAATCAGCTCCAGCTGGACGTCGGGACGGCTCCGGATGAGGTCCGCGAACGTCTTGGCTGCGATGTGGGCCGGTGCCGTTGAAATCTGCAGCGCCACCTGTGACGCCTGCTGAGCCAGCGCTAACGGGGTTTGCCCGATGCTTTGGGCAAATTGGGCGTAGGGCTGGAAAGCCTGCGACACCTCTTGTTGGAAACGCTTGGCCGGCGCGTGCTCCTGCATCTGAATGGCCATTTCCCGCTCACGTTTGGCCACCTCTCTCTGTACTTCGGGCGGCGCCTTGCCGAAGGCTTCGCGGGCTGCGGGCGTCCAGCTCTGTGGTGCTTTGAATTCCGGCGCTGGGGGTGGGGCAAGAGAAGCGGCACCCGCGTCCGGGGGGGGTGCGTCCGGAGTGCTCGCTGGGGGAGCGGGTGTGCCCCCCTGTTTCGGGGGCGCCGCTACTTGCGCCGCTTTGTCTTTGGGGGCGAAGCGTCCGGCTTTGTCTCGGGCTCGCTGTGCGGCTGCAGCCACTTCTCCAGGAGCTGTTGAAGCGTCTTCGGATCCACCGGTGGCCGCTCCGGGCTGTTCTCCCAGAATTCCGGCACCAGCCGAGTCAGCCACTCCGGCTCCATCCACTCCATCGGAGGTGGAGGGCGCCTCGGTGCTTGCGCCTTCCGCTTCGGCATACGCGCTTTCCACCAGCGACTGGATGTCTCGTTCTGCCATGGGTTATCCCCCGAAAATGGTGTGTACGTCGCGGTCCACCTGCGCTCGGACTTTCCTGTCCTCTTCCCGCTCGCGTCGGGCCGCTTCCCGCTCCTGGTATGCGGGCGAGAAGTCCCCGGCCATGCAGAGGCCGTTCTGCTTCAGGTATTCGCGGTGCTTCTTGCGGCTGGAGATGTCCGTCCCATCCGTGGCCCGGACGCGGCTGTAGGTCAGCTCTTCCGTGTTCGTCTGGGCTCGCCCGCTGGAGTTGCTCCAGTCGGAGCCGACCTCGTAGGGCTCGGGCAGGGGCTCGCCTCCGCTGGTGTAGACGGTCCG